ACAAGGGCCAACACACGCTATGGGTGGTATATCAACACCATTTGGTGAATTAGAAGGTGGAGAGTTTGTGGTGAATAGAGCTTCAACACAGATGTATAGACCACAATTAGAAACAATCAACGCGTTAGGTGGTGGAGCAAGGGACTACAACTATTCAGGATTTAATGGTAATATTAATAATAATAGTGAACCACCGATATTCAAAACCTATGTAGTAGCAAGTGAAATGTCGTCCCAACAAGAGACAGACAGAATAATACAACAAAGGTCTAAAATCTAAATAAAACAATATATAATAGTATGAAAATAGTAGAATTATTTATAGACGATGAAGAAGAAATGGCTGGGGGTGATTTTTTGGCAATGGTAAGTCGTCCCGCACACGAGAGTGACTTTGTCGCTTTTAACAAAGATGATGAAGAAGAACCAAAAGAAATTGTCTTAACAGATGAGGAACAAGATAAGGTATTAGAACAATTCAGTAAGATGGGTGAAGACCACCAATCTTTTATGATGAAAGGTTATAGTATTAAATCAGTTGAACCAGTAGATATATCACCAAACTTTATAAAGGAAAAGTTCGCAACAACAGACATTAACGCAAGACCTATCACAGATGTATTAAACGATAAATCTGTAATGGACTATGAAGATGGAACAGGAAAGTATAAGGTAAGATTTAGATACGCAGTAAGACCAGGTAGACCAGCAATCATCGCAACAACTCGTAAGTTTTGTAAGGAGATGATTAACGCTAATAAAACCTATCGTCTTGAAGATATAAACAAAATCCTAAATGGTTTCCAACAATACGGACAATCAAGTTGGGGTAATAGTTTCTTCCGCTTTGGTGGGCCGAATTGTAACCATATCTTTGTAAAGATAGTTTATCAACAAGTGTTTGATAAGAAAGGTGTTCCAACAGGTAAGTATAAGACCATTAGCGAACAAGACAGAGGAGACGCAGCAAACATAGCAGGGTCAAATCTAAACGAAGCAACAGCAAACAACCCATCACCACAAACGATTAGACGAGCGGGACAAGGTATGTTTAGTGCGGAGGAGATACAAAAGTTTAATGAAGAATTAAAAAAACAATACTTAATGGCGGGTGCTGTTCTAATCCCCGACAAGTTGATATACAGATTAGACCCTCACACAAGAGAGGAATATTATGTATTTTTTTCCAAAGAAAGTGTAAAGAAAATAGCGTTCAAGTATATGAGAGACAAGAACACATCTAACACTAACATAGAACATAACCCCAATCAAACATTAGATAATGTATCTCTTGTTGAAAGTTGGATTGTTGATGACCCTAATAACGATAAATCTAATCAATATGGATTTACTTGTGAGCCAGGAACCTGGTTCGGGGTAGTTGATTGTAGTAAGAACCAAAAGTTCTATAATGATTTTGTTGAGAATGGAAAGGTAAAAGGTTTCTCGTTAGAGGGATATTTTGAAAGTAAATTAACAAAGTTTTACGAAAGTCATAAAAAACACTCCAATATAGATATAGATACATATATATTAACAGAGATTGAAAATCTATTAAACAAAGAAGATTAATATGACCCCTACACAAAAATTACAACAGATTAAAAATTGGATATTCAGTTGGAGTAGTCAACACTCTTTTAAGAGAATTACAGACGACAAAGGTAACCAATTTGAAGTAGATGGTGAATTATCACTCGGTAAAGAACTTTACTCAATTACCGAAGAAGGAATGATTGAACCAGCGAAAGATGGTGAATATTCTATTCAAGGTAAAGTTCTAAAAGTTACAAAAGGCTTAATTGCTGATGTAATAGGTAATAGAGTAATTACTGAAAAACAAATAAACGAAGAAACAAAAAAAGAAACTATGGCAGAAAATGTTAAAATGGTAAAAGATAGCCTCGTTGATGGAACAGAAATTAGTATATCAGGCGACGCTGTCGCTATTGGTGCTGAATTGCGTATCATTAAAGATGGTGAAGAATTATTACCACCAGCGGGCGAACATCAGTTAAAGTCAGGTTCAGTTGTTGTTGTTGATGAAAGTGGTAAAATCATAGAGGTTAAACCAGTTGAAAAGAACGCAATTGAGGTTGATGAAGAAGAAGATGACGCAAGCGAAGGTGAAGAAGGTGATATGGCTTCCGTAAAAGATGTTATTAAGGATACAGGTGTTGTAAATATTGAAACAATACACGGTATGATGAAACAGATGATGGAAGAAATGAGTGATTTAAAAAAGAAGGTAATGTCGGTTACTGATAAACAAGAAACTATGAAAGAAGAGTTTAGTAAGTTTAAGAAAGAACCAGCAGCAGAACCATTAAAAAGAAACTCTAAACCAGTTGAATATCAATTTGGTTCAGGTGATAATCCCCGCGTTCAAATGTTAGAAGCGTTAAGAGGGCACATAAAAAATAAATAAAAAAATAAAATAAAACAAAAAGAAAATGAGTAACTTAAAAAAATACGACTTTAATTTCAATTTGTCTGGTCTACAAGAATATACCGAACAAAAAACAAACACTTTAATTAGTGAAACAATTTTAACAGGCGACTTTGCTTCGTTAATCACAGTTGTTCCAAATGTAAAAGGAACACAAGAATTAAACATCTTATCTTCTACATTACATCAATTAGAAGGTGGTTGTGGTTGGGATCCAGCAAACAGCGGTCAAACAACATCATACACACAAAAATCAATTACATCAGTAAAGAAACAATATCAAGAAGAACTTTGCGTAGATGATTTAGAAGGATACTGGTATCAAACTTTGTTGAAGCCAGGTCAATATTATGATAGCCCTAACGATATTCCATTTGCTGAATATCTTGTAAATTACAAGGTTCAACAAGTTAAGGAAGCGGTAGAGTTAATGACCTTTCAAGCTACAACAGGTGGAACAGGTTTCGCAGGTTTCTTACAATTAACAGGAACAGGATACACAGGACAAAATGTTACTTATGTAGCAGCAGCGTCAGGTGTAACCGCAGCAAACATCGGTGATAGTATTGACTTGATGTTAGCACAAGGTGAAGATTATTTGTTAGCAGCACAAGATGGTATGATTTGTATGTCTTGGGCTAACTTTACTAAATACACGCAGTGGTTAAGAAATAAAAACTATTTCTACTACGACGCAGGTAACGGACAAACACCGATATTACATCCAGGAACTTTATTCCAAATCGTTCCAGTAAGAGGATTGAATGGTTCTAACCGTATCTTTATCTCAAAGAAAAACAATTTCTTTATGGGAACAGATTTAGTAAGCGACTACGGTCAATTCAAAATGTGGTATAGCCTTGATAATCAGCAAGTGAGAATGAAATGTCAATTCCGTATAGGGGTTCAAACAGGTGTAGACCAAATCTTATCTAACGGTTTAGCTTAAATATAATTTTAAGGGGGAGATTAATTTCTCCCCACTTAATAAAAACAAATAAATAGAAAAAAATAAAATATAAAAATATATGAGTTGCGCAGTATCATCGGCTTATGGATTAGGTTGTAAAGGTGGTGTATCAGGTATCCAATCCTTATACATCTTTTCAGCACCTATCACAGGAATTACTTACTCTGGTGCTTCAACTGACACACAAGAAATTACCAACATAGGTGGTAGTGGTTCGTTAGTGGAGTTTGAATTATACAGAGGCGGTAGTAACTTTACAGAAAATATGGCAGCAGACCCAGCAACGGGAACTGTTGTATATACTCAAACAATCACAGCGTTGTTTAGAGATTTTACACCACAATTAAGAAACCAATTTTCTCTTTTAGCGAAGAGTGGAACAATTCAAGCAATTGTTAAAACAAACAAAAATGAGTTTCTTTTATTCGGTGCGGATTTTAACGGAGGAGACGCGACAGCAATTAATTTAGCGAGTGGAACTGCTTACACAGATAGACAAGGTTATGATGTAACTTTAACTTTCTTACAAGCAAATCCAGCAAACTTTGTTAATGTTGCGGCACCTTACGGAACGACACAAATACAAGCGGTATTAACAGGTATTACTCCTGTGGTTCCTGCTTAATAAAAAAATAAAAACACAAATAGGGTGGAGCGATAGTTCCGCCCTTTTTTATAATTAGATATGTTACACTTAAATATTAACGCGTTAAACTCTTGTGATGTTACGGTAAGTAATGAAAGTGAATTAAATAATCCTAATTACCTGTGGGTCTTAACTAATTTGGAGACAAAGGAAAAGAAATACTTTATTCCTTTTAACGCAACAGTTCCACACGCAGGTAGGTATGATACATTTACATTTACATCTTACCCATTAAATCCAGAAGTATTAACAGGTTCAACCTGTAATATTCATTTACAACAAGGTCAATATAGATATACTATATACGACCAGGTTAGTTCTACAAATCTTGACCCATTACTTTCAAATAGTATGGTAGAAACAGGATTGGGAATTGTCCCACAAGAAGAGATTTGTTTTACTGAATATATAGACGACAACCCTTTTAGCGAGGCGGTAGTTTATAATGACCCAACTTGTTTTATATCCTACATAAGTCCTAATGATGAAGCAATAATGGTTGTGTATTACGACCCTGGTATTTGTAGAGACCCATTAGTTTGGAACGAAGCAAATGTTAATTGGCAATTCGCAAACTTTAATTGGGAAGACCCATATCCAATTTATAATTAAAATATACTATGAGCACATTATTCGGTAATAATATATCACAGACCTATCAAGGTTTAATAAAGTTGGCGGACAGCACAACAGGTGTAACCGCAACAACACAATCATTACAAGATGGTTTGGGTAATAACATACCTATTCAAGTATCAACAAATACGGTTAATATATCAGGTTCGTTTTTAGTGAACGGACTACCTGTATCATTTACAAACACAGGTTCTTTCGCAACGACAGGTTCAAATACATTTATAGGAAACCAAACAATAACAGGTTCATTAGATGTAAATGGAACAACAAGAATTACAGGTTCATTAAATGTGTCAGGTTCAGGTCAATATGATATTAACTTAAACGGACAGATGTTGATTAGTAATATGGATACTGGTGGAACAAGACAACCTCGTTTATTAGTTTCAGGTTCAGGTGGTAGTGCTACTATTAGGTCAACTACTATTAATGTAAATACACCTACATTAAGCGCAGGTTTGAACCCATTAGCAATATTTAATA